TAGATATAAAGCAGTTTGGGCTAACCAAGCAACTGGCTCTAAAGTTACAGAGCTACACGGAATAGGTGTGAATTACTAAAGAGATGGGAGAGCCACCTCTCCTGCCACGCTACGTTCTTCCACCTGCGCTGGAAATTCCACGGGTAACTCTGGATCAGCCAAAGGCGCTAATTCCTTCATATCGTCCTTTAGTTGTTCCACCTTCCGATTTAAGAGCGCCTCCAGGAGTAGAGGCTTCAGGTGAGGCAGAGAAAAATACAGAGAAGAAAGAACCAGCAAAGCAACCAGAAATTTCATTACCTAAAGAAGTTACTTCGTTCAATATACCCTTTACGGACTATAACCTACCAGTACCAAAACAGGAAATCCTAGTAGCTGCTGGTACTACAGCTTCCGTATCTGTTGTAGCTACTCTGACAGCGACTGCAGTATTTAAAAGGAGTGTCCAAGCCTTAAAACCTGTAATTACTCAGCTTGTGAAGAGGATTCAGAAGAAACGGGGGAAAGAGGTTCCTTCTTGGTCAAGGCAGAGATTGGCACAACGTCGTGACAAATATGTTCAAGGTCGCTCCCAGGACGCAGGGTGAAGCCTTTAGATTGGAGAGCTGCACATTCTTTAATACGAACTAGCTCATAATCCAGTCTTAACTTCTCCATTTGCCTCCTACCAATTGACTTACAAAGTTCAGTAATTGAACCGTCAAGTGGAACCATAAAACTTAATTGAGCACCCCAATTCTCACTCATTGTATAACCATTAGGGGACATTCTTCCCTCTTCGTGTTCCCAAGGTTTCACGTGATTACCCATATAAAATGGAGTGAAAGTCATGGTAGAACCGTTGCAAACAATGGAAGGTCCCAACTGCTGTCTCGAAGGCGCACCATTATTTTGAAATTGTACGGCTTGATTGGTTACATTTCCAGTCGCTGCCGCCTGCGGATTTGAGGTGTTACTTACTTTTGGTTCTTCTGCTAATACTGGACTTACTGAGAAAAGACAGATAGCGATGTAGTAGTAGAAGTTTGTTCGATGGTTCTTTCTATATCGTGAGTCTCTACTACCCCTGCTGCTCTGGTTGTTACTTCCAGAGTGAAGGGGTCTCCAGCGGTGTGGATTGTAAAGACTGAATCTGAATCTACGATTCCTCCAGAGGTTGCTGAAGTGTGATTTATATTTTCTCCACTCCATTTAGAATAAGCACCTCCAAATACCTCTGTCTCTATCGTTTCTTCGATATCGATTGTAGTCACTGTAGTCGATTGCATCGATCCTTGAGTGAAGGCTGGAGTAACTGGATTTGCCCTTGCTGCAACTGGGCTTAGCAGGAGCAAAAGTAATAAGCATTTTCTCATACTTTTGTTACCTTGTTTTTATCTACCCCTTCAATCTTAATAGGAGTTTCTATAATTATATGCTGGGTAGCACCACTTGGTTTATCTTTATGGTCCTTCTTCTTAGCTGTATCAATTCCAAAGGTAGCGAGAGCTGAAGTAAAGACGAAAGTTATAAACGTAATATCATTATTCTTCTCCTCAGTCATCCCTGGCAGAGGTAAGTAATTAAGGCTTATTATAAATCCAGACCAGACTACTACTCCAAGGCGTACAAATGTACCAAGGACTTGTATCTGCTCCTCGCCATCTTTAAGCTTCTCTAAAAGATTCTTCTTTTCATCTGCCATGCCTTTTAAATCCGATAAACAGAAAAAATACCTATACGCTAATAAGCCTAGCGTAGCTCAGAAGTTTCAAAAAGACTCTAAGCCAAAAAAGAGTACAATTAAGGGATACAAGACAAAGTAACTATGAGAGAAGATCGAGGAACCGTGTATGTTGGGGGTGACTCCCGCATCTCTATGGGAGACGGCACTAGGCTTCCAAAAGAAACCGCAGGTGGCGGTGGAAAAGGATCAGGAAACAAAAATAAGAAAGCTGGTGATGTTGAGTTACCATTTGGTAGTGGTAAAGCAAACACAGCCCCTAAAGCTTGAAATTCTCACTCCGTGACGTAGCTACCTACTACTCTGGTCAGCTTCATCAGAAGGAAGCTCTCGACATGATTCAGATGTACATTCCTGAGTCAATTGAAGAGCGTTTCGCTGAGATGTGGCGGAGTGGTCCAAAGAATGAAATTCCATCTCACGTCTCTTGGCACGAGCGACTAAGGCAGCTTCTATCGCCTGAAGTTCAGCTTCGTGAGGAGATGGATGTTGAGCGTGTGTATCTTCTATTTGCGGAACTCCTAATTCAACAAAGTCGTTCTGCTGATCCTGAATATGCCGATAGGCTCTTAAGCCTTATAGAGATCAAGAAAGAGAAAAGAAAGCGAGATTATAACTGGATGGACTAGTATTACTAAGAATTACTTTATTCCAATGGTTCTTTTAGTCAAACCTATTCTCTTCGCCTTCTTAAAATCTGATTCAGTTAAGCAGTTGATTGTAGACCTGCTTGCAAAGCTTGTCGAGTCTACTGATAACACTATAGACGATGCTGCCGTAGAGTTAATTAAAAAGAACCTATTCCCAAAAAAGTAACAGAGCTTTACGTTTCTCCTTGGAGTAAAGCGCTACTAAAATACAACAAGAAAATGGAACAAGAAAATGGCTAGAAGAAAATCGGTAGGAATGGCAACAGAGGATGAGCTACAAGCTCTCCATCGGTTGGTGGCTACTAAGTTGGTAGATCAGCTTAACTCTGAAAACGTTAAAGCCTCTGACCTAGCTAACGCTATTAAATTCCTTAAAGACCAAGGTATTACTCTCGATAAGAATGGTGATGTCTCTGCTATTGGCGAGATGATTAACGCTCTACCTGAGATTGATATGTCCAAAGTTAAATCTTATATAAGTGCCTAGTGATAATCAACAACAGATTATTAAGGAAGCGATCAGTAGCTTTCCAGTTTTTGCTACTCATCTCTGGCACTTTCTAAGGCTTCCAAGCCCTACTCCTGTTCAGTACCAACTTGCAGATTATTTGCAGAACGGTCCTAACAGGAGAATTATCATGGCTTATCGAGGCTGTGGTAAAAGCTTCCTCACAGCAGGTTACGTGCTCTGGAGACTAAGAAAAAACCCTGATACAAAGGTTTTAGTTATCTCAGCAGCGCAAGACCGTGCAGATGCTTTCAGTGTTTTCTGCCATGATCTACTGAGAAACTGGTTCATGGTGAAGGACCTCTTCCCTAGTGACACTCAAAGATTCTCTAAAGTGGCTTTTGATGTGTTTGGCTCTAAGCCCGATCAAAGCCCCTCTGTGAGGTCTAGTGGTATTTTCGGTCAGATCACTGGGTCTAGAGCAGATCTGATCGTAGCTGATGACGTAGAGACCCCTCAGAGCTGTGAAACGCAGCTTATAAGAGATAAACTTCGAGAAAGTATTAAAGAGTTCGATTCGGTTATAAAGCCTGGGGGAGAAATTGTATTTCTAGGGACTCCCCACACGCAGGACAGCATCTACGCCAAACTAGAACTAGCTGGCTATTCTCCTCGAATCTGGCCTGCCCTATATCCTACTGCAGCTAAACGAAAGAATTATTACGGAGATCGGTTAGCTCCTAAAATCCAGTCTGAGCTTGATGACGATAAATCCTTAGCTGGTCACCCTACAGACCCTGGAAGATTTGGTTGGGAGGAACTAGAGGCCCGAAAGGAATCTATAGGACGGTCCACGTTTAACCTCCAGTTCCTACTTGATATTAGCCTGTCTGATGAAGAGAGATTTCCTCTTAAACTTCAAGATTTATGTATCTTTAGACTTCACAGAGAACAAGGCCCTGACAAGGTTATTTGGAGTGCAAACGGTGACAAAGCTTTAGATATTCCTTCAGTGGGACTCCACGGTGATCTCTTTTACAAACCTGGACAAATCGGTACTGAATTTACGGAGTACACGGGGGTTGTTCTTGCGATTGACCCTAGTGGGAAAGGCAGTGATGAACTTGGGTACGCTGTAGTTGCTTACCTCAACGGTAACCTCTTTCTCCTCGCTTCTGGGGGTCTTAGGGGTGGTTACAGCGAACTCAACCTCAAAAAACTTACTCTTATTGCGAAAGAGTTCAAGGTTAAAGAAATACTTGTTGAAAGTAACCTCGGACTTGGAATGTTTAGTGAACTTCTTAAGCGTTACCTCGGAACGATCTATCCATGCAGTATCGAAGAGGTTAGACACACAAAACAAAAAGAAGCCAGAATTATTGATGTCCTTGAACCAGTCATGAACCAACACAGGCTCATGGTCGACACTGACATAATCGCTAAGGATATTGCTTCCACTGAGATGTACCCAAGCGAAACTAGATCGCAGTATCAACTCTTTTGGCAGATGACCCGAATTACCAAAGAGAAGAACTCTATAAGGCACGACGATAGGCTTGATGCTCTGGCGATGGCTGTTCAATACTTTACAGAGAATATGGCTCTCACTGAGAAAAACGCAATAAAACGTAGAGAAATGGAACAGTGGGAATTAGAAAGAAAATTTATTCAAGGAGAAGGGGGTCTTAACGTAGGTGTACTTGGCTACGCAAGGACCCTAGAAGACCTTCAGAAGGCTGCTAGTGCCTCCTCAGGTGGTTGTAATTGGTTGGACAGTTAAAGGCCCCTTCTGGCCCCTTCTGGGGATGACGAAAGAAAGGACCTCCAACTTAGAAAGGCCTTTTACCGTTTAAAGGAAAAGTTTTAAAAGTAATACTTTAAGTACACTACAAGAGCTTAAGCTAGACTACTTACATGGCTAGAAACTACCGCAAAGAGTACGACAATTATCAGGGTAAACCTGAACAAAGGGCTAATAGGAGTAGTCGTAATAAAGCCCGTAGAAAGTTATCTAAGTCCGGTTACTCCTTAAAGGGTAAAGACGTAGACCATAAAGATGGTAATCCTAGGAATAATAGTAGAAGTAACCTCTCAATAACCTCTAAGAGTCATAACAGGTCTAAAAAGTAGCAAAATATTTTAATTTCAGATTTTTGAGTACCTCTTATTAACGTTAAGGCCACGGTTTGACCCCTTAGTACCCTAAAATCGCCTTAA